TCCTAAGAGGTAGAGAAACTAAATATAGTAATCTACTATCAAACTTTGAACTGATGCCTTATATTACCGAGTTTAGTAACACTAACTTAGAGGAGCAGGGAAAGGTACTCGCATTCTTGGAGAATAATTTCAAGATGTAAAATGCCTTTCTGGGATGTAAAATGTCATGCAATTTTGAATTCCTAGAAAACGCTAATTACGATTGGATGGATCTGCTCAACTTTCACGAGCGTCCATTCAGAGCGAAATTTATACCTTCAAAAGTCTGGCAAGACCTAGACAACTATTGCAACGATAGTAAGGGTCTTTCAAACTACTTCAAAAAGTGGAGAACCAAAGTTGAGTTCCTCCCACAAAAATCCAAAGCCAAAATGTACGACAACTATGTTGCCGTTGGTGGTGAATATGGACCAGATGAAAGACAGTGCTGTATTCAGATATACACGACTGCATTCGATAAGTTTCCATTCACCCACGATACATGGAACAAGTTTAAGTATCGTATAATCCAGACTCAAATGCATGAGTTAATTCACTTCATGCAGTTCGACAGAAGAGGAGACGAGTGGTCAAACTACATCGTTCCTTACAAGAAAGTAAAACATGAAAAGAAGAACATTGAGAGAAGATACCTCTCCGAGTTCGATGAAATTCAGGCATATGCCCACTGTGTGTTACTTGATTTCAAAGTCTACAAACCATCTATTACCACAGAAGAACTAATCAATAGAGCGAAATACTCTAAAGATTCTTCCACTCTCAACTACATCCTCAAAGCATTCAATTACGACTATCGTAATAACGCTGCAATACCTAAGTTGATGCAGCAGATCGCAAAGTGGGATCGTAAATATCAAAGAACCATCCGAGCATCTAAACAAAGAAGATAAATAACCTCGTTACTACAAGGTTATTGATGGCAAAACTTTCCAACGAATTAGATCTTGGTTCAGTCCAAGCGAAACTAACTAAATCTACCAAAGCAAATTGGCAGAAAGTCTTCGCTAAGTTCACTGACACCCAACAAAAAGTTTTAGAGAAATTGCTATCAGACAAATCTGTAAAGTGTCATATCTTTACAGGTAGTGTTACTTTTAGAAATGGTAGCGGATCTGTTAAAAATTTACCAATAAAACCAACTGGGTTTAAAGGTGGTATGAGTAAATCTCAAACTGCCGTAGATATATTTTTGAAAACAGTATATACATCATCATTTGATCCTAGTGTATCTGTAGATAAATTTATAATTGCGTGTGCTTTCTATTTCTTAATATATGCACCAGATAGAGTTAAAACTGAATCTGATAAAACAGAAGCAGCAGAAGGACAACAGGTTAAGGCTACTCAATCTGTATTAAAATTATTATTAAAAGAACATGGTGAAATAAGATTAAAAATTGGAGATCACTATTACACCATAGATGAGTTTGATCAGTATACTGCTGGAAGACCAAAGGCAGATGCTACATTTAAATACAAAGGTACTGATGTTGTTTTCCTTTCCTTAAAGAAAGGATCTAAAGCAGGTGACTTTCAACAATATGGCGGTAGTACTGATCTGGGATTAACCACAGCAAACATGGATAAATTCCCAGAGGTAGAACAATTCGCCAAAAAAATTGAAACTGTTTGTGCTGGGTTAGGTTTAAATAAAACACTAAATGGATATGATTTCTGGGATCTAAAGAAGGGTGCTTATTTTGGATATCCTCTTAGAGATCCAAAAGTTGCAGCAACAGTTATGTTTGGTAAAGATTTTGGTTCTACAAAATTTGGAATAAACAATTGCAATTGCACCATTGATGGAGATATAGTTTTTAAGAAAACTAAATCTGCCAATACATTTGAATTGCATGGACAATATCATATAAGCATAAATCCCTATGAATATAAAACCCCAAAATATCCAGTGTATTCAGAAACTGATATCTATGCTCCTATTCTGTTCTTAGCTAAAGCAAACAATGTTAATCACATTGGATTTATACATGCTAGGTTCTATATTTGGCCACAGAATAACTCTGCTAAAACAGGTATTAAAAATTTAGAAGATGCTATATCAGCATTCGAATCTAAAGATCCCACTAGGATAAATGCTATAAAAATCAAGTATCTCTAACCCTAAATAGTATACTACTAATTTGTTAAATGGATCCAATGAAAGACAGCTTATGTTAAATTTCAAATCATTTCTTAAAGAAGAAACTAATCTAATACTCGAGAGAGCATTGTCACAAGACTTAGAGTCTGATGATAAGGGTAAACTCCACGAATTACTTTTAGCAAAACATCTTCACGCAAATAAACAACTACCTGAACATCATCGTTCTGAATCAGAAAATGAAGAGCATGCTGGTACACCAGTTCAAGTTCACGATCGACTAAAGAAAAAGATTGGTGACGCTGCATACAATGAAATTGATTCTCATGCTGAACAAACTGCAAATGAATTAAAGAAACATCTTCAAGATCAAGGACATATCGGTAATGGTGTTCATATTGGTAATGTTCATTGGACATCAAATGCCGATAAAGCAAATGTTGCAGGTGACCACGAGAAAACTGTTGGTGTTAAAGATGTAAACTCAAACGCAGACTTGATTGTTACTCTCCACGATAAAGATGGTAAAACAGTAGGACACCATGGCGTCTCTGCTAAGTATGGTTCCAATGAACCAAACTATCGTAATCCTGGACTAGACTCCATGGAAAAAACAGCAGGGTTACAATCTGGTTCATTAAAAGCACTAACTGATAATCACCATAAGCATATGGAGAATCTTGGTTACAATGGTTCTGCAGATCAGCGTAATATTCAATACAAGATCGACAAGATGGGTATTGATAAAGCAAGAGCAGAACACGGAAAGCATCAAGCAATTCTTGATAGTGGTAAAACATTAAGCAAGAAAAATAAAACAATGCACGAGCATCTTGGTAAATTTATTGAAGCACACGATACATTAAAGAATCCTAAGAAACAAGCTGCATTCGTTCAACAGGCTCAAGCAAGAGCAGCTGGCGCAGAGTCATCTTCTTTGATTGCTAAACAAGCAGTTGCTAAACACTTTGCTGAAGGTTTGGGTAAGAGATCAGATGAAGAGTTACGACAAGTTATTCGTGACCATGTTTCTGCACCTACTCATATTCCACATACTGTTGCTCACAGTAAAGTTAAGAATGACGGATCTGCTGAGTCAGTTATTAAGCCATCCCATTCTATCGCAGACGAACATATCTCTAAGGTTAAAGATCTACAGGTTGTTCATCAAGGAACAACTGCAGTTATTAGAGGCACACACTCAGAGACTGGTAAGCCAGTTCGTGTGGCTACATTTACATCAAAGAGTTCCTCTGGACCACACAAGAGTCTAGTAGGCACATTTAGTCTTAAATAATCCCCTCAAGTCTGTAGGGTTATTGTTGACAAATATTGCAACTTAGGGTATAATAGTGATATGATACTAGGATTTAGAGACTTTTTAACTGAAGGTGCGCCAGCCGAAGAGGGTGCGAAACTTAAACACATCACTCACGCTGAGGATCGCCCATTGTTCCACGGAGCAGACGGATTCAATCATGCGTATAATGCCCTTCATGGTGCACACTATCATACCAAACAAGGTATGAACTCCAATAAGTTGACAATGAAGTATGATGGCTCACCATCTATCGTTTATGGTCATCATCCAGAGACTGGTAAATTCTTCGTTGCATCAAAGTCTGCATTCAACAAAAACCCAAAGTTAAATTATACACCTGAAGATATCGAACAGAATCATGGACATGCTCCAGGTCTTGTAGAAAAACTCAAGGCAGGTTTAGAACATCTACCAAAGATTGCTCCAAGACAAGGTGTGTATCAAGGTGATGTTATGTATACCCATAACGATGTTAAGAAAGAGGGTGGTAAATCTTCTTTCACACCAAACACTATCACTTATACTGCATCTGGCGACAAAGCCCAAGCAATCAATAAGTCAAAGATGGGTGTAGTTACTCATACCAAATACGAAGGCACTAACCTTAGCAACATGCGTGCAACAGGTAATGTTTCTGAAAGCGAGTTTGGTAATCACCCAGATATGTTCCATCACACTGCCAGCTACGATTCAGCAGGTGCAAAGTACTCTCCACAGTCTCAACAGAAAGTCCTTGGTGAATTGTCCAAAGCCAAAACTATTCATGAGACTCAAGGTGCTAAAATGTACAAAGCGATTCACGCAGAGCATAGCGGTGAATCAGGACACCTAGCAACTTATATCAATCAAACAGTTCGTACTGGTGAGACACCTTCCACTGATGGTTTCAAAGACCATGTGTCAGGACAATTAAAGAAGAAGTTTGATAAGATTAAAACTCCTGCCAAGAAGCAAGAGATTATGGACAATGCTGGTGCTCAATTAAAGCACATCGATAAGAACAAAGAACACTACGACAATCTATTGAAGATGCATGGTCACCTTGCCAATGCTAAGAATGAATTAGTTAAAACTCTAGAGTCTAACGAAGGTTCATATGAGCATGCCATCGGTGGTGTTGCCTCGAAGCCAGAAGGTTTCGTATACAATCATACTCACAATGGTAAAACAGAGCCAACTAAGTTAGTTAATCGTGCAGAGTTTGCTCGCCAGAATCTATTAAAGTCTCGTGGTGAACCAAAGCCAGCAACAGATAGTGGTTTACAGCGAACAGCGACTGGTTCTCTTAAATCTAAAGTGATGGCATTTGGTCGTATGAATCCTCCGACTGCTGGACATGAGAAACTTGTTCAACATATGCATGATACTGCTAAGAAATATAATGCTGATCATACTCTAGTTCTATCTGGTTCACACGATACTAAAGATGGTAAGAATCCTTTATCTCCAGAACAGAAACTAAAACATGCTAGGAATGCATTCCCTGGAACTAAT